CAAATTCGTTGCACTCTCCGTAAACTGCGGCAGCACCCATTTATCGCGCGTTCCCTGCCTCATTTATCGCGCGCCGCTACAGATGCCGGCGGCGACAGCCGCGCGCTGGGCGTTGGAGTGGTGGGCGAGGGCGAGGGCGGCGCTCATGCGGGTGCGCCCTGCTGAGCGGCGCGCAGCTGCTGTGCCGCGCGCTGCAGTTCAACGCCCAGCCGCTCGGCTTCTGCCGGCTCCATGTGGACGCTTACCGGACCGAACTTGGCACAGATCTGTTCGAACTCCGGCATTGCCAGGACGGTGACCTGCAGTTCTTTGAGGACGCCGAGGGCTGCGGTAGCCATGTTGTGATCTCCTGCGCCCGGCCCCGGGATGGGGTGGTGGTGGGCGACTGGAGATTACGTTAGCTGCGAACTAATTGTTAGTCAACAGCTATCAGCTAACAATTTTATGGATGGCTCGTATCCACCGCTCTGCCCGGCGCCGGCCACCCCTGCAAGTGATACGGCTGAGCCAGGCTGGGACACTGTGCAGTAGGCGGTACGGACAGGGCGGACATATGGTCGCATCTGGCCTTGTTTAACGTTAAACGGACCTATCTGCATGCCTGCCGCTGTGTCACTGGGACAGTGCATTGTGAAGATGAACGAAATTTCAGCTTCGCGCGCTGATGCTGAACAGACAGGCACTTAGAGTGTCGTTCATTCAGCCGTTCATAGAAGATCTGCGCAAACTGCACGACCAGAGATCGCCGTGGAACGTCCGGACAATGAGAGCTGCATTGAAATTGCAGGTCCCAATGCAATGCACCGAAAAGCGTTGCAACTATTGCCTTCACTAAAGTTTGACGACCGAAGGCCGACAGTCTTTACGAGGGTGGAATTCGTGTGACAGGTTTCACGGAACGTGACCAAACATGACTGCAAGTTTTGTGTCAACAAACATGTTGTTGTTTTTGCGGAAGTGAAACCCTAAGATTGCCCGCGTAGTAGGTAGCAAATTGCTACCCACCACTTATTGATGTATCGGCAGACCGCCCGGCTGCCTAATAGAGCTGCCCACGGAGGGTCAGCATTTTGGAGAACTCTATGCGTCCGAATCAGCTACTTCTGCGTTGCTTTGCCGAACGCGAGGATGGGTTGTGGGTGGCGTATTGCCTCGATCTTTCGCTCGTTGCGCAAGGCGACAGCCTGCAGGAAGTGCGGCACAAGCTCGAAATGCAGGTCCGCGATTACGTTACCGATGCCCTGGTTGGTCAGGACCGCGAACATGCGGCTTACCTGATGACCCGCAAGGCACCGCTTAGCCTTTGGCTGCGGTACTACTGGGTTGGCTTGCTTATCGCCAAAGACCGTCTTCTCCACTCTCAGCGTCAGCGTGTCGGAAAGGTGTTCAGTGAACCGCTTCCGATGAAGCCTGTTGCCTGCTGACGGGGGATCATGGTCAAGGAGCGGCCGGTCACCCACAAGGAGTTCACTGCCGTCCTCAAGCACCTAGGGTTCAAGCCGCGGCCACAGAATGGCACCTCGCATGTGCACTGGGTTAAAGAGGCGGGCGGCGGAATCCAGAAGGTGACTGTTGACGAGCACAACTCGCCTTATCACCGAAGGATGCTTAAGCTGATGATGGCCCAGGCTGGTCTCAGCAAGAAAGACTTCTTCGAGCTGCTTGAGCAAGTATAGGCCCCGCTAGAGCGGGGCCTTTTCGTTTGTCCCAAATTGGGACAGTAGTGGGAAATTCGTCGCTACTTAGAACTTCCGCAACCCTGCGTGGATCAGCGCCTTGCCCAAGATGCTTACGTCACCTGGATCTGGCCGGTAAGCCGGGAAGTCGGTGTTGACGCTTACGACGTAGAGACCGTCGCCGCGCTTCTGCAGCATCTTGATCTGCGTCTCGCCACTGATGTTGATCAGGTAGTAGTCGTCGCCATCGAAGTAGTCGCAGCTGGTGTCGATCCAGACAATGTCGCCGTCTTCCAGCTTCGGCCGCATGGACGGCCCCCGGCCGGTGATGATCTGGATCCTGCCTGGCCTGGGTAGGTAACCGAGCTTCCTGCGGACTTCCCATTCTGCGACCTCGATGGTCTTCACCACCTCTGGGTAGTCCTGGTTGACCATCCCTGCGCCCATTCCCGCACCCCCTTCGAACAAGTCGAAGCGAACATAGCCGGGTGGCGTCTCATTCTCCGGGATTGGTGAGACAGATATCTCTCCGTCTTCACTCCACTGGGGCCGGTCCATCCAGCCGTGGTCCTTCCCCAAGGCGGTGCTGATCTTCTTGGCCACATCGTCGCCGATGTACTTCCCGCCGAGCAGCTGGGAGACGTAGGACGCAGACAAGAACCCGCCCAATTGGGCGCCTTGATCCCGGCGTCCCTTGATCCCCTTCAGTTCAAGGGCCTCGATCAGGTGGCGGAAGTTGCGGCTGCGAATCTCTCGAATGTCCATCGCGGCAGGTTAGCTGGTAACTAATCGAATTCGTGCAGCTGCTAGCTTGCAATAAGCCGTTAGCTGTGGACTAATAGAAGTCATGAACATGTCAGCCCTCGATAGAGCAGTTCAGTCGGCAGGGAGCCAGCAGGCTCTTGCTCAACTTCTCGGCATCAAGCCGCCGTCGGTATCCGGCTGGTACGACCGCTGTCGCGTTCCCGCAGAACGTTGCATCGCAATCGAGCTGGCCACTGGCGTATCCCGCCACCAGCTCCGCCCAGACGTCTTTGGGCCAGATCCGGCGGGATCCCAGACCGAGGTAGTCGCGCAGCAGCGCGCAGAGATCGACAGCCGCATGAGCAAGCGCGCGCTGCGCGCCAAGCTGGGCCTGAGCAGCGACCTCCACCTGGCCAAGGTTCTGGGCCTGCCGGTGGAGCAGGTGAGCGGCTGGGCGGATGAGGACATGGTCCCGGCGCTGCCGCAGGTGATGAAGCTGCTTGGGCACACCGAGCAGCAGGAGCCGGCCAAGCCGGCGAACGAAGACCCCGATGCAGACCGCATCGCCCCGATTGAGGTGGCCTGATGCGCTACTCCCGAACCAGGCGCTCTCCAGTAGCAACCACTTCAAATCCGTCTGCGTCGGCATTGACGGCGCTGCCGTCTCCGAGCGTGTGCCTTGCCATCCCCTCGACCCAGCTTGGCCCGTCGAGGTCTGAAGTGTCGATGCGAGTGAAGTGCTTGATGACCCACACCCTGCGGCCGTCCGCGCCGCGAGTTTCGATTCGTTCCGTCTCCATGGAGAACCCCAATGGCTGATCAGACCCCCGAGCAGGTGCGGGAGCACCACCTGTCGCGCATCCGCGAATACGCGGTGCAGCACGACCTCGCTGGCGAGGATATCGCACTGATCTTCAATGCAGGGCTGGCTGCCGCCCGCACCCTGCGCCCCGCGCTTTTCGAGCAACCGGCTTCCGGAAGTCGTCCCTGAGTTGTTGATCTCCATGGCGCCCATCGTGCGCCGCCCCTGAGAGCCTGTCATGAAGCCCAAGCCCCATTTCCTGCCCAAGCGCCAGACGGTGATCTACGGATTCACCGAGCAGATGCTGCGCGACACGGGCACCAACCGCCGCAGCTTCGCGATGGTGGTGGCCGATCAGTACCTGTCGATGTACGCCCAGGACGACCGCGAGGTGCCGTTCCGCATCACCCTCGGTGGGGAAGGGGACGGTGACGCGGACAAGAAGCACAACGGTCAGATCCTCGGCCGCTACCTGGACGGCGTCGTCAAAACGCTGCCGGCGGATCTGGAAGATGCGTGGGTGATGAGCTTGCCCGAGCCGTACCGCAGCAATTGCGAGCGCGCGCTTGGCCGCCGCCGCGGCATTCTGCCGATTCGCATGGATGCCATCGAAACGTCCGCCGATACGGTGGGTATTGGGCAGTTGATGAAGGATTTTGGTGATCTCTGCGCGGCTGTCAGCCCGGCAGTTGCTGATGGCGTGATTGACGAGAAGGACCGCCCGCACGGCCAGAAGATCATCAACGAAACCGATGATCTGGTCATCAGCGCACTGACGTTCCGCAAGGCCGTCATTCGCGCGATGGGTCTGGAGCAGAAGGCATGAACCATCCTGCTCGCTCCACCGATCCCAGCACCAGCCACGAAGCGGCACGCTACGTCGTGGACAGTCGTCTTCAGGCCGACCAGCAGGCAGTTGCGCTCGCGGCCGTGAAGTTCGCATCGGGCCTTACCAGCCATGAGCTGGCTCAGAGAACCAGCCTCGATCGCTACATGCTCGCGCGGCGCTTGCCGGAGCTGGCGGAGGAGGGCTTGGTGTGGCGTGGCCCCAAGAAGGAATGCAAGGTCAGCGGCCGCAGCGCATGCACCTGGTGGGCCGTTGCGCCGGGCCAGACGTATCCGATGGCGGTCTGACCCATGAGCATTTCCCTGATGACCGCCGCTTGGAAGCTTGACCTTCCTGCATCCCCCAAGCTCGTGCTGCTGGCCATGTGCGACTGGGCGAACGATGAGGGCGCAAGCCTCTTCCCATCAGTGGGGAAGGTGGCGGTCCGCGCATCGATGAGTGAGCGCAACGCCAAGCGCGTGCTGCACACGTTGATCGAAGCCGGCTGGCTGTCCGTAGTGGGCAATTCCATGGGCGGGAAGCCCGGGATGACGCGCCAGTACCAGCTGAATGCCTCGGCGATCCTCCGGGGGTCGCTCGCCACGACGGATGACAGATTGTCACCCGTGACAGATCCGGCGGAGAGGGGTGACACCACGGGTAAGGGACGGGTGACAAATGGAACAGCGACGGGTGACACGGGTGTCACCCTAACCACCATAGATCCACCAGTAGAACCGCCAAAAGCAAAGAGGCGCGCAAGCGCGCCCGCCGTCGCTGCGGTGGACCTCGACTTCTCGACCTGGCCCAACCCGCCGTCGCCGCAAGTCCTTGGTGACTGGCTCCACCTCCGTCGCACCCGCCGCGCCGCTGTGACGCCAACCGTGCTCGAGAGCTTCGGCCGCGAGCTGCATTTGGCTGCGGCTATGGGCTTCACCGTCGACCAGTGCCTGGCGAAGTGCTGCACCCGCAACTGGCAGGGCTTCGAAGCCACATGGCTAGAGCGCGACATTCCGACCAACTCCCGAACCAATGGAGGTTCCAATGCAAGCCATCACGTCGGTTCTGCCGGCCGCACCGATCAACTCCACCAGCAGTTCCTCGCCGGTCGACGGGGCCAAGGCGGTGGTGGCGGGCTTGGCGGCGATGCCGGAGAGGTCATCGACGGAGATTTCAGCGTCGTCCGCTGAGCCCCTCAGCGAGGAGATTGGCGATTACCTGTTCACGTTCTGGAAGCAGATGGGCTCGATGTTTCCGGGCACCTGGGAGCGGCAGAACGGCGTGGCACCGGTGAACAAGGCGGGTGTTCTGACCATCGCGGGCAACACCTGGTTTCAGGTGCTCAAGGGGCGAAGCCGCGCGCTGCATGCACGGGGCATGGCCTGTTGCCTGAGCGAGGGCAGGGAGTGGCCGCCGAACCCGGGCCGGTTCTTGGCGATGTGCCTGGACATTCCGGTCATGACCGCTGTGGAGCGGGAGATGGCGCCGGGGCGTCCGCAGAGCGGGTTCACGGTGCTGGTGCGCTCGATGCTGGACCTGCACGTCTACGCCAGCGCAGACAACGGGTTCCAGCAGCGCCAGATGCTGAGCGAGGCCTATGAACGCGCGGTGCGCCATGTGGTGGACGGCAAGCCCGTGCCGGAGCCGGTGCTGGCAATCGAACAGGAGAAGCACGGCGTTCGGCCGGTCCGCGATCGCGAGTTGGCGCGCGCTGCGATGGAGCGGGCTGCCGCGGAGCTGAACTTCGATGGTTACTGAGGCGGAGCTGGCGCAGGCCGAGCAGGCCGGCCGCTGGGCGCGCGAATCGTGCCGCGACCGGGCATCGGCCCCGCGTTACGAGATGGGCCAGGACGGCGTCAGGCGCCGGAGTCGCTGGCAGGCCGGGTGGGACAAGCAGGACCAGGAGCTGAGCGCGGCACGCCGCACCACGACGAGGAAGAAGCGCTGATGTGGTCGAAGGCACCGCCGCCGACGAAGGAAGAGTCGATCCGGATCGAGCTGGCAAAGACCGGGCCGTGCATGGCCTGCCTGGCACTGCTGGAGCAGCAACTGCTGGAGGCGGAGTTGGTGGTCTACGGCTGCGACTACAACCACGCCAAGAGCGGGAACGTGCGGCGCGGCCACATGGAGGGCTACGGCCTCTGCAAGTGGCACCACATGCGGCATCCGATGGAGGGGAACACCTTCGCGACGATGCGCCAGATCTACGGCCCGAGCCTGATGGATGGCTCGCGGACATTCCACGAGACGTATGGCTCGGACGACGAGCTGATTGCAAACCAGACCTACATCAACGAACTGAGGGCGGCAGCATGAAGAAGACGAAACCCCTGGCGCCGAGGTTGAACCCTCAAGTCGCGCCACGCGAGCGGCGGATGGATCACAACACGGTTTCCAGACCCAAGCGCGCGAAGGTCAGGTCGGTCGCCGCTGGTCCGGCTGAAACGGTGGAGGAATTCAAGGCGCGCGGCGGGCGGGTGCAGTATCTGACGGCCAGCTGGGAGCAGCGAGCATGAGCGCTGTGTTCCGCGTGGGCCAGTTGGTAGTCGTGAAGGAAGATCCGGACGTATTCCCGTTCTGTGGCGAGATCGCACGCGTTTCCGTTCTCGATGTTCCTTGCATGGATGGGATCGGAATGGAGGTAATCAGCGATCACCTGGGCCGGTTCAAGGGCACCTACGAGCAGTTTGAGCCGATTCCCGAAATCAAAGGGAGGCACTGATGGACGCCATCGAGAAGCGAGTGTGGGAACTGTTCGAGGCCGCCCGAGCGCTCTACAACGCAACCATTGGCGATCCTGATGTGACCATCCGATGCCAGTCAGTGGCGTCGCGGGATGCTGTCGCCGCTGCCGGTGAGCGACTTCGCCTCGCACTGCTCAATCAGGGGCGCGCCTCGATCATGGCCGACCACCCGCAGGTCGTTTCGCCTGCCGCAGTAGGGGCACACGAAGTGCATCCCGAAGCTGTCGATGTTGGGCTCGACCTGGCCGAACCCGGTGAAGGTGAAGGCGCAGTGGCAGCGGATGCACTGGAGCATGAGGCCTGTGTACGCCCGGATGGTGACGGTGAGGCTACAGCCGACCATATCCGGGGAGAGGGCCTGAAAGGGGCCTCAGCAATCCACGACCTGGCGCGATCGCGCGCTGCACGAGCAAACCACCAAGGGGAAGGCGCATGAGGATGAACAGGGCACGCGAACTGCTGGCAAGCCGTATGGGCCCGACCACGCAGAGGTTTGATGCAGGCTGCGGGGGTGGCCGTCCGGAGCTGACGACGCAGGACATTGCCGCTGCCTTGGCGTACGTGCCGGATGGCCTTGGCCGCGAACTGCTGGAGGTGCTGTGGTGGCCGGAGAGTGCCGCACGCCGCCGGGAGCACCTGCGAAAGGCCGTGATTGGCTTGGTGGCGCCGGAGTTCACTCGGCAGATGCGCGCGTTGTCGGATGCGCGGACGGAATTCGGCATCGCCAAGGCAAGTATCGGCTGGGGTGGCAGCCAGGTGACGGACATGCAGCGTCGTGAACTGCGTCGAGCCGAGAATGCGCTGGAGGAGGCGCGCGCTGCAGCATGGCCGAACAACACGATGGAGCAGCTTGGCGTACTGGCCGGTGCGGTGATTGAGGAGATGGCCAACTGCGGGTGCTGCAAGGCCTGTGGTGGCCTGCGGATTCAGTCCGGCCCTGAAGGTGCCGGTGTTGTGGAGTGCGAGGCATGCGGCGGGATGGGACTGGAGCAACTCAGCGGTAGAAAGCGCGCAGCTGCGATTGGCGCCGACAAGTCGGCCTATCAACGGTTCTGGCAGCCAGTCTACGAGTGGATGCTGGAACGCATGCGAAGCGCTGAGCATCTTGCTGCCGAGAGTCTCTCTAGCGCGTTGAACCGCGCCGCGTAGTGGGGACTTGCAGGGTCCCCACTTTGGTGGGCAATATCGTCACCATCCAGACGCAAGCCCCGGCCCAGCCGGGGCTTTTTCTTTTCCGGAGACGCTATGGCGCAAATCACTCCCCAACAGGCTGGCGGCGTGAACGTCCCGGCCTTCCTCGACATGCTGGCGTGGTCCGAAGGTACGGACAACGGCAGGCAGCCCACCAACAACGACGGCTACGACGTGCTAGTGGGCGGCAAGCTCTTCAACACTTACCGCGATCATCCACGTGTTCTGGTTCGCCTGAACCCGAAGCTGTCGTCAACGGCTGCTGGCCGTTACCAGTTTTTGGCGCGAACCTGGGAAAGCCTGCGGCGCCAGGTTGGTTTGCCGGACTTTGGTCCGCTGAGCCAGGACAGGGGCTGCATCCGGCTGATCCAAGGGCGTGGTGCGCTGGCATCGGTCAAGGCTGGCCACATTCAGCACGCCATTGCGCTGTGTTCCAAGGAATGGGCGAGCCTGCCCGGCGCGGGCTATGGCCAGCACGAGCACAAGTTCGCCGACCTGTTGGCGGTGTACCGCAAGGCCGGCGGGACGGTGGCGCCATGATCGGGGTCGACGTGGACTGGCAGGCCATTGGCACGGCAGTTGGCGGCTTGATGGTTGGCGCCGGCGGTGTCGCTCTGTGGTGGCGCAAGCAGTTCGTAGAGACAGCCAGGGAAGGGGCCGAGGTCAACGTGATCCAGCTGATGCGCGAGGAAGTGACCCGGCTGGGCGAACGAGTAGGGCGGATGGAGGCGCGGGAGCTTCGCTTGATCCGCCACATCTACCGGTTGGAAGGTTTGATGCGAGCGGCTGGAATTGAGCCGCCACCGTTCGATCCCGACAGCGACACGATCAGAGCAGGAGGTTCGGAATGAACGACAAGTGGAATCTGCGGCTGTGGCTGCGGGACTGGTTGAACAAGGAATCCAAGACCGAGGCCGTCGATCGCAAGCGCTTCCAGGCCGACTTGGCAGATATGCACGATGGTGATGCAAACACCAGCGCCGCCGCCCGGAGGAGACTCGAGGCGGCGGGCTTTGTCCGTCCAACTTCAGCATGCGACCTCACGCTCGATGTTCGCGAGGGGCGGTGCGTTGGCCTCAAGAAGATGTCCGCCCCGGTCGAGCCCGGTTTGCTAGAGGTCTTCGGCTTTGCGGACGGAACGCAGGCGGTATCTGGCGACTAGCCGGCCACGAGCTTCTCGGCTCGATTTCGAATTCGCGTGCTGATTGGGCTTGGGGCGATCTGATAGTTGCGAGCAGCGATCGCCATTCTCTCCTTGGCATCCGGGTCCAGCTTTCGGACCTCGGCGGCCAGGATGTAGACCGCAGCAAGAGCAGCCTCTAGCTCGACAACTAGCGTTTCCATCTGTTTCTGGTCCATGTCGCCCTCCTTGTGGGCTGTGTCGGTAGCACGCACAGCGTACCCCAGGGAGGGCGACCCATTCATATAGGTGCCCAATGCTGGACCCACTACGCCCATACGCCGACTTGCTCAAACTGCTGGCGGTCCTGGCGCTGGTCGGCGGCTTGTTCGTGACCGGCTGCCAGCATGGCAGCGACCGCCAGGCTGCCAGGGATCAGGCCGTGATTGCCAAGGCCGACAAGGCGCGCGCTGCCGCAGAGGCTGACGCTGCAGAGAACCTTCGTGCGGCCAACGCCTGCGGCCTCCTGCTGGAGGACGTGAACCGGCAGACGCAGGCATCGATCGATGCTGCAGCACGTCAGAGGGCGGCAGCCGATGAAGCTGCGCGCCAGGCGGAAGCGGCTGCAGCCGAGAGCAAGCGCCGGGCCGACAAGGCTGAGCAGGCGCTGCAGGCGGCCAAGAGCAAGCCGGCATGCCGGTCCCAACTGGAGATGGACCTATGCTCCGACATCCCGCTGCTTTGATCCTGCTGGCCAGGCTGTGGCTGGCTGCGCGTGGTGTTCGCCCGGACTGCTGGTTCCGGGTCGTGAACGGGTGGGAGATTCGCCGCTGGCCGATGAGTTTGGCGCTTGTGGCGGTGATCCCGTTGTGCGGTTTTGGCGGCTGCAGCAGGGTGGAGAAGCCCTCGCTGCCCAAAGTTGTCTATGTGACGGTTGAAAAGCCGATCGCGCCGCCGGCCGCGCTGACCCAGCAGTGCCCGATCACTCGGGCACAGAACCGGACCGTCGAGCAGGTGGTGTCGGCCTACAACGCCAACATCCTGAGCCTGCAGCAGTGCAACAAGCAGCTGGGGGAGATCCGGCAGCTGGGCAGCAAATAGTCGGGAAACCGAATTCCAACCCAGAACACATTGAGACCCGGCCAAGTGCCGGGTTTCTCGTTTCAAGCGCGGCCTAGGTTCGCTACCGAACGTCCGTCGTCCTGCCCGCCGGGCTGGCCGCGCTCTCTATCCAGGCAGACCACACAGGAGCAGGTAATGAACATCGACTCCATCCAGGACATGGTGATGCTGGCCGGCGGGCAGCCAATGACCGACAGCCGGCGCATTGCCAAGTACTTCGGCAAGCAGCACAAGAACGTTCTTCGCTCTGTAGCGCAGGCAGTCCAGGACGCGCCCGATCGATCTGCAAAGCTCAATTTTGAGCTTTGCCATGAAATCAGTAACTTACAGAACGGCAAGCCACAGCCGTACTACCTGATGACCAAGGATGGCTTCATGGCGGTAGCACTGGCATTCACCGGCAAGAAGGCGGCAGAGGTTCGCTGGGCATTCATTCGCGCATTCAATCGGATGGCCGAGTTCATCCGCACCCAGGCATCGGGTGCAATGGAGCGCTGGAACGTGGCGTATGTGGAGTACCGCCAGGAGCGTGATCACGTCTCCAACTGCGCCAAGGACATGAACCGCTGGAAGCGGCGCAAGGTGGAGCACCAGCAGCGACTGCAGCAGCTCGACCCGCAGCTGAGCCTGACGTTCTGCGGCGAGGTGAGCCCATGATTCGGCTTACCGACGTGCATGGGCGTGCGCTGCTGGTGCAGCCGGAGCAGATCGCCATGATCCAGCAGGCCGGCCCGAGTCAGCGCTGGCATGGTGTGGCGGCGAACGTGCAGATGGCCGTGGACGGTAAGTGGGTAGAGGTGCGCGAGAGCGTTGCCGATATCGAACAGCAGCTCGGGGCGAAGTGATGGCGGCGAAGACCGGATCAGCGCGCCGCGTGCTGGCGCTGGGCCGGCTGAAGACCGGCGAGATGAACAAGACTGAGGCCGCGTATGCCGACCGTCTGCGCGCGCTGCAGTGTGCTGGCGAGATCCAGTGGCACCGCTTCGAGGGCCTGAAGTTGCGCCTGGCCGACAACACGTTCTACACCCCGGACTTTGCCGTCATGGCCGCTGATGGCGTCATGGAGTGCCACGAGGTGAAGGGTCACTGGCAGGACGATGCCAGGGCCAAGATCAAGATTGCCGCGGCCATGTACCCGTTCCGCTTCATCGCGGTGAAGGCCAAGCCCAAGCGGGATGGCGGCGGCTGGGCAGTGGAGGAGTTCTGACCTTCCCTACTGATGCTCCTTGAGCAGCTCCTGCAGCTGGCTCGCGAGGTAGGAGATATCAGAGGACGGCCCGTAGAGTCCGATGACCCACTCAGATGGCGGGGCATTGGTCCGCAAAGAGAAGTTGGCGGATGCCTGCCTGATCGCTGGCTCGTAGAACGCATCCTCGATCCTGGTCGGCCGTCGCTTCGAGCCGTCGACAGTGCCGGTGTTCGCGCGCTGCTTCAGGTGGGCCTTCAGCTCTACCAGGCGCGCGCGGTAGTCCTGCAGTTCATCTGGAGCCAGCGATCGATGGCGGTCGCCTGCTGCGGCAATCTCTTCAAATTCGTCATGTACCCGGAGCAGCTCGGCAAGTACGAGTCGTGCTTCATGGAGATCAGTGGTGTCCATTCAGTTCAATCCTGATGACGGCGTCGTCCGTGTGGAAATGTGCGTGCGCGGTGGAAAGGCTGGTGACCTCAATAGGTACATTGCCTCTGGCGCGCTGCACACCCTGGATTCTATTGCTGCCATGGATCAGGGACCTGCGAGACGAAAGCTGATCAGCTGCCTGATCCAGCAAGCACGATCGCTCAAGCGCAACGAGGATGAGCTGCGATCAGCCGCAAGGGCACGGAGTGCCAAGCAGTGAGCGTGGCTCGTGGCCGCAGGACCCGGCAGAGCGGTGGCAGTGCCTTCGCCCACCTGTACGGCATGGCGCGTTGGCAGCGCACACGCAAGGCGCAGCTGGACCGTGAGCCACTGTGCAGCCGGTGCAAGGCTCGCGGCCACGTCACGGTCGCCACGGTGTGTAACCACACCAACGGACACCCGGCCGGCGAGACGGAGGACATGTTCTGGCGCGGGCCTTTCGACAGCCAGTGTGCGGACTGCCACAACACCGATCAGGCGCGGCTGGAACGAGGCGCCGTCCATATCCGTGGGTGTGACGACGACGGGTGGCCGGTCGGAACCTGAACGGTTCCACGGCATCGAGTTCCACGCCGCGCAGGGTAGGGGGGGCGAATTGTTTGGGTCGATCGCGACCTAGACCGACCGTTCCCCGTTCTTCGCGCATCCACAGTTGGAAAGACGACCCCCAACCGGGGCAGAAAATGGCGAATCCAAGGACACCAGCCGCAAAAGCGGCAGTTTCAGGCGCAGCGGCCAAGAACCCGAAAAGGCACAAGGACCGCAAGACGCCAAAAAAGGCCAAGGCCGTCGGGCCTCCCTACAAGGGGATGACCAAACCGCAGATCGCGGTCTGGCGTGAGCAGGTCGAAAACATGCCGTGGCTGCACGCCGGTCACCGGCTGCTGCTGCGCCAGGTGTGCATCTTGGCGGCGCGGATGGAGACCGACCCCGAAATGGGGGTTTCGGCCCTTCAGGCGCTGGGCTCTCTGCTTTCCAAGCTCGGCGCAACGCCGGTAGACGAGACAAAAGTGAACCATGGCGGCGAAGAGGACGAAGACCCGGACGACAAGCACTTCTAGCTGCCGGACCAGTGAGTATCCGCTGGCGGTGGCAGAAGGCCGGATCGTGGCCGGTCCCCATGTGCGCAACGCCTGCCGGCGCCACCTGAAAGACCTGGAGGACGCTCACGAGCGCGGTCTGTACTTCGACCGGGAGGCCGCCGACAAGAAGATCGCGTTCTTCGAAGAAGTGCTGCGCCTGAGTGAGGGGCAGTTCGAGGGCAAGCCGTTCAAGCTTCACCCCAGCCAAGCGTTCAAGATCGGCAGCCTGTTCGGTTGGAAGCAAGCGGATGGCACGCGCCGCTTTCGGCGCGCATACATCGAGGAGGGCAAGGGCAACGGTAAGTCGCCCATGGCGGGCGGCATCGCGCTGATCGGGCTCTGCGCCGACCAGGAGGCTGGCGCCCAGGTGTACGCGGTGGCCTCGCACAAGGATCAGGCCGGCATTCTGTTCCGCGATGCGGTCAAGATGGTGAAGGCGTCACCGGCGCTGAAGAAGCGGCTGGAGTTCTCGGGTGGCGAGGGCAAGGAATACAACATCGCCCACCACAAGTCGCAGAGCTACTTTCGGCCGGCCTCCCGCGACGTGGGCAAGACCGGTTCGGGCTACCGGCCGCATTTTGTCCTGGCGGACGAAGTGCACGAGATGGCGGACGGCAAGATCATCGAAATGATGGAGAACGGTTTCAAGTTCCGCCGCTCCCCATTGTTGTTCATGATTACCAACTCGGGCAGCGACCGGAACAGCGTTGCATGGGCCGAACACGAGCACGCGGTAAAGGTCGCTGCCGGCCACACGGAGGCGGTCAACGATCCAACCTTCATCGGTGATCCTCTCGATGACCGCACGTTCTCGTTTGTGTGCGGGCTGGATGAGGGCGATGACCCGCTGGAGGATCCGCGATGCTGGTTGAAGGCCAACCCGATGTTGGGCATCACGATCACGGAGGAGTACCTAAAGGCCCGGGTTGACTTGGCCAAGCAGATACCCAGCAAGCTCAACGAGATCCTGCGGCTCAACTTCTGCATGTGGACCGACGCCGACCAAGCGTGGATGAGCCGCGAAATTGTCGAGCCTGCCATGCAGTCGTTCGACAAGGCGCAGCATCACGGCAAGCGCGCCCATCTCGGGCTGGACTTGTCGCAGAACCGTGACATTACGGCGCTAGGCGCGGTAGTGGAGACCGGGTCGAAAGAGGTCCTGGTAGAGGTCGAGGGCAAGAAAATACTGGTTAACAAGCCGACGTTTGATGCGTGGGTGGAGGCGTGGACGCCGGGGGATACGGTCAAGGCACGCGAACTGCGTGACAAGCTGCCCTACAGCACGTGGATCGCCAAGGGCCACTTGCACGCACCTGCTGGCCAGACGATCAGCTACCGACACGTGGCGCAGACGGTCGCGGAGTACGACCGGGACTTCGAAGTTGTCCAAGTGGCTTACGACCGGTACGCGTTCCGACAGTTCGAAGAGGAAGTGAAGGAGCTGGGGCTTTCCGTTTCTTTCGTGGAGCACCCCCAGGGTGGCCTGAAGAAGGGCAAGCCCACGGAGGCGGCAGTGAAGGCAGCCGCTGCAGCGGGCAAGCCACCGCCCGAAGGGCTGTGGATGCCCGGATCGCTCAGGTTGTTCGAAGAGGCCCTTCTGGAAGGGCGCGTCCGCTTGCTCGGAAACCCCGTGCTGGTGTCCGCAATCATGTCGGCCGTCATCGAGAGCGATAAATGGGAAAACCGCTGGCTGTCCAAGGCGCGCTCGGTCAACAAGATCGACGCCGCGGTCGCCGTGGTGATGGCCTTCGGCTCCGCACATTCATCGGTCGCACCCGCCTCTGTCTATGAGCAGCGGGGCATCCGATTCTTATAGGAAACGCAATGTCCAGGTTCAACGAAGAAGACATCAAGTCGCTGGACCGGCTCTGGAATCCGCCGCCGGCGCCCCCCCCGGGTGCACGCGCTGAGGCCGGCCAGTTCACGGGAATGAATGATCCGGCACTGCTGGAGTTCATCCGATCACAGGGCGGCCACGGCGGTGGCGGCTACCAGCTACGCAACATGGCGGTGCTGAGGTGCCTGTCCCTGATCTGCGGAACCATTGGCATGCTGCCGCTGAATCTGGTTGAGTCGGGCGGGAAGAAGCGGATAGCGAAGGAGCATCCCGCGCACCGCCTGCTCAAGGTCAAGCCGAACCCGTGGCAGACGCCATTGGAGTTCAAGCGGCAGATGGAGCTGGCCCGGCAGCGTCACGGCGATGCCTACGCGCGGATCGTGTGGTCCGCCGGCCGGCCGATCCACCTTATCCCGCTGGATTCCCCAGCAGTGCGGGCTGAGCTTGGCGACGACTGGCGCATGCTCTACCGGTTCAACAGCAAGAAGCGCGGCGAGGTCATCCTCAAGCAGGAGGAAGTGCTGCACATCCGCGATCTTTCCGTCGACGGCGTGACCAGCCTGTCCAGGATGAAGCTGGCAGATCGGGCTATCCGCCTGGCACTGGATGCAGAACAGGCGGCGAGCCGGATCTTTGAGACCGGCAACATGGCCGGTGGTGCCATCGAGGTGCCCAATGCGCTCAGCGATGTGGCCTACGAGCGTATGCGTACGTCTCTGGACACCGAATATGCCGGCGCCGCCGCGGCGCAGCGCTGGATGCTGCTGGAGGAGAACGCCAAGGCCAACAAGTTCGGCAGCACCGCGCAAGAGGCCCAGCACGTCGAGAATCGGAGCGCCCAGGTTGAGGAGGTGGCCAGGCTTTACGGCGTTCCCCGCCCGCTGCTGTTCCTGAGCGACACCAGCTGGGGCACCGGCATCGAACAGCTGGGCATCTTCTTCCTGCAGTACACGATGCTGGAGCATTTCACCAACTGGGAGCAGGCGGTCGCGCGATCGCTGATCGATGAGCGGGACCTGGAGCGATACCAGCCCAAGTTCAACGTGCGGGCGCTGATGCGCGGCACGCTCAAGGATCAGGCCGACTTCTTCAAGGCCGCCCTTGGCTCGGGTGGTACAGCGCCGTTCCATACGCAGAACGAGGTCCGCGACCTGCTGGATTACCCCGAATCGGATCAGCCCGGGGCCAATGACCTGATCAACCCCATGACACAGAAGGGAAAGAGCAATGAGCCTCCGGCAGCTGCCTGAAATCCGAGCCGAGCGACGGCTCGGCGCCGCCCAGTTCGACATGCGCCCTGACGCTCTTGAACGCTGGGAGCCCGAAGTACGTGCCGCCGGCAACGACGCGAACAGCATCTCGATCTATGACTCCATCGGCGAAAACTGGGAGGGAACTGGCGTCACCGCCAAGCGGATCAGCGCCGCCCTTCGTGCGATTGGCAGCAAGGACGTGGTCGTAAACATCAATTCTCCCGGGGGTGACTTCTTCGAAGGTGTCGCCATCTACAACCTGTTACGCGAGCACCAGGGCAGGGTGACCGTACAGGTCATGGGCCTGGCCGCGTCGGCGGCGTCAGTGATCGCGATGGCCGGCGACGAGATCCTGATGGGCGACGGATCGTTCCTGATGATCCACAACGCTTGGGCGGTGGCCATCGGCAATCGGCACGACATGGCCGACGCGGCAAAGCTGCTGGAGCCATTCGACACGGCCATGGCAAAGGTTTACGCGGCCCGCTCGGGCGTCACCGAGGCTGAGGCGGCTCGGATGATGGACGACGAGACCTGGATCGGCGCCGTTCAAGCCGTCGAGGACGGCTTTGCTGACGGTCTGCTCGACGGTGCGGTGGCCACGAAGGATGCCAAGCAGGCATCGGGTGGGCGCAAGGCGTTGGCCCTGGTCGAAGCGGCCATGGCCAAGGCCGGCCACTCCCGCTCCATGCGCCGCGACACCCTGAAATCGCTGTTCAACGGCAAGCCGAGCGCTGCCGAGTCCGCCACGCCGAGCGCTGACGGCAACGAAACCTCGGCCCTGCTCCAGGGCCTTCTCGACAACATCAAAGCCTAAGAGGCCAACACATGACCAAGATGACCCACGGCCGCGTCCCGCGCGGCCTCGTTTCCGTGCACGCCGATGGTGGCAGCCAGCCCGACGTGAAGGCGCTGGTGGAGGGCCTGAACAAGGCATTCGCCGACTTCAAGGCCGAGCACAACAAGCAGCTGGACGAGATCAAGAAGGGCAATGCCGATGCACTGCAGGCCCTGAAGGTCGACAACATCAACGCCGATATCACGCGTCTGCAGGCTGCGGTCGACCAGGCCAATACCCAGATGGCCGCGTTCCAGATGGGCGGTGGTAGCGCCGGCAGTGGTGTGGCCGATGCCGAGTACACCGAGTCGTTCCGTGCGCACTTCCGCAAGGGTGAAGTACAGGCAGCCCTCAACAAGGGCGCGGCCGATGAGGGCGGCTATCTGGCACCGGTCGAATGGGACCGCTCGATCACCGACCGCCTGGTTATCGTCTCGGACATGCGACAGCTGGCCAACGTCCAGCCCTGTTCGGGTGCCGGCTTGACCAAGCTCTACAACACCGGCGGCACTTCCTCGGGCTGGGTCGGCGAAGAAGATCCCCGCCCGGAGACCGCGACCTCAAAGCTGCGCCCGCTCAGCTTTGGCTGGGGCGAGATCTACGCCAATCCGGCCGCAACCCAGCAGCTGCTGGACGATGCCGAGATCGACCTGGAGGCATGGCTGGCCGGCGAAGTCGAGCTGGAGTTCGCCAGGCAGGAAGGCGATGCGTTCTTCTCTGGCAATGGCGTCAACAAGCCGTTCGGCCTCCTGACCTACGTGGAAGGTGGCGCCAACGCCGCCAAGCACCCATTCGGCGCCATCAAGGCCGTGAATAGCGGTGTTGCAGCGGGCATCAATGGTGACAGCATCCTGGACCTGGTCTACGACCTGCCGTCCGCCTTCACCGCTGGCGCCAAGTTCGCGATGAACCGCAAGACCCAGGGCGTGGTGCGCAAGCTGAAGGACGCGCAGGGCAACTACCTGTGGCAGCCGTCGCTGGTGGCCGGTCAGCCGTCGACCCTGGCCGGCTTCGCTGTGCAGGACGTTGCGGCCACGCCGGACGTTGCGGCAAACGCGATTGCCGCGCTGTTCGGTGACTTCAAGCAGACCTACACCGTGTACGACCGCAAGGGCGTGCGCGTGCTGCGCGATCCGTACACCAACAAGCCCTACGTCATGTTCTACACGACCAAGCGTGTGGGCGGCGGTGTGCACAACCCCGAGCCGATGCGCGCCCTCAAGATCGCGGCCTCGGCCTGATCACCCACCCGTCGGGCGGCCTCGCGCCGCCCGGCATCCAACCTGTGACTGAGGAGCCGCAATGGCAAAGTTCATCAAGCCCTTCCGTGGTGTGCCGGAAGGCGAGATCTATCCCGTCCAGTTCGTTGCGGGTGACGACTGCCCGCCCGAGCTGGAGGCTGGCGCACTCTCTGTCGGCGCGCTCAGCTTGATTGCGAACGCCCCGCCACTGTCCCTGCTTGGTTCCAATGTGCAGCCGGCTAGCTTCGAGCTTCCTGATGGCACTGTGCTGACGTTGGATGACGTGGTCGCCCGGGCGCACGAGGCCTCCGGGCTGTCGGTGGAGGACTGGAACGCGCTCGAAGATAGCGATCGCGAAGCGGCCATCGCGGCAGCAGTCGGCAAGCTGTCCAGCGACGATGATCAGGGCCAGGTCGCTGCTGGCGACAAGCCCGCCTTGATTGCGCAGCTGGAAGCCGCTGGCATCCCATTCGACAAGCGCTGGGGCGCGGAGAAGCTCGCAGCAGCGCTGGCCGAAGGCAAGAAGGAGTGAGCCATGCCCCTGTTGACGCCTGAGCAGTGCCGCGCCCAATGCCGGGTCGATGGGGAATACGCCGATGCAGAGCTGGCGGCGCTGCTCGCATCGGCCGAAGATGCCGCCGCGGCATACCTGAACCGGTCGTTGTTCGCCGACCAGGCAGGGCTGGACGCAGCTCTGGATGCGTTCCCGGCCGAAGCGGCGGCAGCTGCCTCCGCCTACTCCACGGCGTGGGCTGCGGCCGATTCTGAGCCCGACACCGCCAAGGCCGAGGCAATGCGCTCTGTCGCGAGGCAGCGGAAAGCATCTGCTGATCTGGCCCAGTCGCGGAACCTGGCAGGGATGGTGGCCAACCCGAGCGTACTTGCTGCTGTCCGGTTGACCCTGGCCCACCTGTGGGAAAACCCCGGTGCGGTGGTAATCGGCGCCACCGCCATTGAGTTGCCTTTGGGTGTGAAGCCGCTGCTGCGGCCCTATCGCCGGGTAATGACGCCATGAGCGCAAAGAACCTTCGACTCAAGCTGTTTAAGCCCACAAAGGCGCGCGACGACTACGGCGAAGAGGTAGATACGTTCGCCGAGGTTGCCGAGGTCTGGGCGGCGGATGAGCCTCTGTCGCTGCGCAGTACCAGTGCCGTGCTCGGGGTCGAGTCTGGTTCGCTGAATGCTCCGGACCTGCGGTGGATGACGGTACGTGTGCACAGGGAGATCGAGCCTGGATGGCGCGTAGCCAGAACGACCGGGCGTGACGCCGGCAAGCAGATGCTGGTGATTGCGGTGCGAGCTGCCAAGTCGCCGATGGACATGCACCTGATAGCGAGGCTTCAACATGGGTGACTTCGACATTCACATCACCGGGCTGAGCGAGCTTGAAACGGCACTGCTGGAGCTTTCGGACAAGGCCGCTCGCCGCGCGCTTCGAAAAGGCATGCGCAGGGGCGCAATCGTTGTCCGAAACGACGCCCGCAATCGCGTCAGGATCGCGCGGGGCAAGCTACGACGGTCCATTCGGGTCCGGGAGCGAAGCGACGATCAGGGCTGGATGCGGTTCGCTGTGGAGGTGCCTCGCTCGGCCTTCTACGGCAAGTTCGGCGAGTACGGCACGTCCAAGATGGCCGCGTGGCCGTTCATGCGTCCGGCGGCGGAATCCAAGACCGAGGAGGCCGTGGGCACTATGCGCGACGCCCTCGGCGACGCGATCTATGACGAGATGCGGAGGGCTAGGCGATGAACCTCGACCTTCGCCTCACGGCGGCAGCCGGCACGATCACTCAAGCCTTCTATCCGTTCCCCGCGCCGAAGGATCGGCCGGCGCTGTACGTGACCTATCAGCGCGCAGGCGGTAAGCGGCATGGCACCCTGAACTCTGGCGCCGGTGCTGAGCGTGGCACGTTCCAGATCGATGTGTGGGGACCGAAGAAAGGTGCGGTTCGAGAGCTTGCCGACAAGCTCAAAGACAGCCTGCCTGACTTGCTGAAGGTCGGCGAGATCACCGATAACCCCGACGACTATGAGTCGGACACCTCGCTGCACCGCGCCAGCTTCGATGTAACCGTTTGGGCTTGACCGCACGCCACCTCTGCAATCAACAGGCCGCCTCCGGGCGGCTTTTCTTTACCCCAAGGAGCCAATCATGGCCAAGAACGAAGCGATCTCCGCGCAGGACTCTGCGCTCTATGTGAAGAAGGGCACGGCGCCCACCACGCCGAACGATCCGACCGGCTACACCGAAGTGGATGGCCTGACCGGCTTCCCGTTCGGTCGTGGCCAGGCCAACACCCTGGACGCCACCAACCTGAAGTCCAAGCAGGTCGAGAACATCGCCGGCCTGGCGGGTGGCCAGACCGTGCAGGTAGCGGGCCACCGCTGGCCGGTGGGCAAGTCGGCAGGCCAGGAGATCCTGCGCGATGCTGACCAGGATGAGGACATGTACTTCCTGATGGTGCTGCCGACCGGCGATGCGGCCACGTTCGTCGGCAAGGTGGCTGGCTTCAACGTCACCCCGGGCACCAACGCCGTGCTGACTTTCACTGCGGACTTGCTGCCGCGCGACTTCACCATCGTCACCCTCCCGACCGGACCGTAAGCCATGACCCTGCTGAACAAGAGCCAGATCCTCGGCGCCTCCGACCGCAAGACCGAAGACCTGGAGGTCAAGGAGTGGGGCGGCACCGTACGCATCTCCACCATGTCGGCCAGCGACCGCGACAAGTGGGAGCAGGATACCTACGGCGGCGAGAAGACCAAGACCGAGGACTTCCGCGCCCGATTCGTGGCCTTGTGCCTGGTGGATGAGAAGGGCGACCGCCTGTTCACCGACAAGGACGTGGCTCAGCTGGGCGCCAAGTCGGCCGCGGCATTGGATCGCGTGTTTCGCGCCGCACAGAAGCTCAATGCCCTGGGCGATGCTGCGATCGGGGCCGCTGAAAAAAACTGACGAGCCGGCCTGAGCGCCGGCTTCAGTTTCGGATCGCGTGGCGCCTCGGCTACGCGCATCCTGACCAGATGCTGGCGGGGATGGATTCCCGCCAGCTGACGGAGATGTACGCCTTTGCCCGCATGGAGCCACTGGACCAACCGCTTCAGGACATGCTGGCCCAGCTGACCGACGTACTGGCCCGGGTTCATGGCAACGAGACCAGTCCTAAGGACTTCCTGCTGGTGCGAGAGGTGTCGCAGCCAGTGGGGGAGGGCGCTGCCCGGGCCCAGCAGATTGCCGAGCTGTTCCAGGCGGCGTCGGCAAAGAACTCCGTTCACTGAGCTACAATCCGTGCTCTCATGATGAGGGGGTGTTATGGGGAAGTGGATAAGCCTGCTGCTCGTGGTCATGCTCTCAGGGTGTGGTCCCTCGGAACAGCAGAAGCGGGAAGCCGCAACGGAAAAACAGAACACCGATATTTCCGTAAAGGTCAAGAAATCTTTGAAGGATCCAGATTCCGCAAGGGTGGTGATCCAGCAAGTGTTCCCGTTGTTTGACGGGCACGTGGCCTGCGGCACCGTGAATGCGAAGAATAGCTTCGGTGGCTACGTGGGCGCCCGCTCCTTCGACGTTAGCATCAATCCTGATGGTTCGATTGGGTTTCCATCTATAGCTCGCGATGAGCGCGAGAGCGTGCTTAAGGATGCGATGTGCGAGTTCCAGAAGGAGTATGGATCTCGGCCCGGAAATTCTGGAAAGCAGGCAACAGCCCAACAAGCGGGCACGTTTAAAGCTGAGTACATGAAGAAAGTGCACGAGCTGATTCCGACTCTTACGGCCCCGTAACCTACAGTTCAAATCAGCGTAAGTCAGACCCGCCACCCGGCGGGTTTTTTATTGCCGGGAGTAAAACGTGACCTCAACTGCCGCCACAATTGACGTGCAACTGCGTGCGAACACGGCCGCCTACCGTGCCGAGATGGTGAACTCTGCGCGGACCACTACCCAGCAACTTGGCCTGATCCGCAAGGAGGCTTCGCAGACAGCTGTATCCATTGCCAACCTCAACCGGGCGGCGGTCGGCTTCATCGGCTTTGAAGCGGTGAAGAGCGGAGTGTCCGCTCTGCTGGACGCGCAGAAGTCCTTCCAGCAGATCAAGTACGGGCTGCAAGGTGCTACAGGGTCAGCAGAGGCCGCCGACAAGGCCTATGCGTTCGTAGCGCAGACCGCAAAAGAGCTGGGTCTCAACCTGGAAGAGGCGGGCAAGAGCTTCGCCAGCATGTCGGCTGCCGCGTCAGCCAATGGCATTGCAATGAAGGACCAGCAGGAGCTGTTCCGGCAGCTGTCGCGCTCGGCGACAGTGATGCACTTGAGCAGTGAGCAGATGGGGCGTGCCACCATGGCTCTGGGGCAGTCCTTCAGCAAGGGCAAGTTCCAGGCCGAAGAGCTGCGACAGCAGTTGGGCGAGGCCATCCCCGGCATCGTGCCTCGTTTCATTCAGGCCGTGGCCAAGATGAACGAAGGTACGGCGTTGGCCGGAAAGTCCTTCGACAAATTGCTTCAGGGCGGTGAGCTGAGTGTCGAGAAGTACCTGCCAGCGATGATCCAGGCGCTGGAGAAAACAGGGGCTGGAGCAGAGGACGCCTCGAAGAGCCTCAGCGCCGAACTGAATCGCCTTTCCACTGCCTGGTTTGACCTCAAGGTCAAGACAAGCGGTGGTGTCTTCAGCGATGCGGCAATCTCGTCGGTGCGCTTCATGACCGAGAACCTCGAGAACGTGGCCGGGGCGGCAACGTTGGCGGCAGGAGCGATCGCTGGGCGCTTTGTCGGGATGGGGGCACAACGAGCCTATGGCGCAGTGTCGGCGCCGATTTCAGCCCGAATGGCGGATGCGGCGCAGTCCGAATCCATGGTCATCATGGCGCGCGACATGGCCAAGGCTACTGCTGCCAAGGTTGAGGATGCACGCGCCTCGGTGCGGCTGACGACCATGTGGCAGGCTCAGGCAGCTGCCGGCAAAGATGTGGCAAGCGGTCAGCTGGCCGTGGCTGCAGCCGCCCACGAGGCTGCACAACGGACGCTAGAGCACCAGCAGGGCGCGGCGACGCTCTCGGCAAATCTGCGGGTTCAGAAGGAGGCTCAGGCCGCAGCAGTTGTTGCGCAACGGAACTTGTCACGGGCGCAGGCGGAATACAACGCAGCGTCCGCGTCCGGGACGCGGGCAGATGCAGCAGCTACCGCGGCGAAGGGGCGACTGATCCTTGCCCAAGAGGCTGCTGCCGTAGCCACCAACAACCTTACTGTGGCGAGGGGGAGGGAGGCTGCGGCGGCGTCAGCATCCTCCCTAGGCGGAATGCTGGCTGGAGGACTGCGCAGTGCCGGTAGCGGCCTGCTGGCGCTGGCGGGTGGCCCGTGGGGCGCTGCAGCGATTGCGATAGGGGCGCTTGGCATCGCCTATGTGGATGCCCAGAAGAAGGCCGAGGCGGCAAGGGCTGAGTTCGATGCCCAGGTTGAATCGATGGACACGCTCCGTGTCGCCATCCAAGACACCTCTGCGGAATATGGACGGATGGATGGCTCCAAGTCGATTCGTTCTGCCGCTGAGGACTGGAATCAGTACGGCGTGGCTGTACGAAAAGCTGACGCCGAGATCGAGAAGATCAAGAAGGAAATTGCTGACTACCAGCGGGATATTGAGGCCGCAAAGGACCAGCTTGAGATGGGGGGCGGCGGTTTGGGCGTGGGCTTCTACACCACAAAGCTGGAAGAGGCTCAGGCGCGTTTGCAGAAGCTGTCGAAGGAGGCCGAACCGACTCGCGCCGCATTCCTCACTCTTGAGGGCCAGCTTAAGAAGTCGATGGATCCGGAGCTGTTCGAGAAGATGCGCCAAGCTGCATTGCGGGCGGACGATGCAAAGTTCAATAGCCTGCGGGGAGAGCTCGACAAGACGTCCCAGGCGGCGCTCGACGTAGCGATGGCCATCGAGAAGATCCATTCTGTTGGTCGAGATGACATTTGGAAGCGGCAGGTAGATCGCCTAAAGCGTGAAAGGGGCGAGCTTGCGGCTTGGGATGCCGATCGTCTTAAGGCCTACGCATCGGAGAGCGGGGTAAGCCTGCAAGGGGTGTCTCCCGCGTCTCTTGCTGACCCCGATGGCATGGCGGCGAAGATGGCCCTGGTCTCGCTTACAAAGGTGCAGCAGGAGGCGTATCGGGCAGAGCGGGCGCAGGTTGCAGAGAGTATCGCGGCGGAGAAGGCATGGAAGGATTCGAAGAAGGAGACCGCCAAAGCCGGTCGTGAGTCGCTGAGCGAATCCAAGGCTCAGGAGAACCAGTACGCCTCGATCGCTGATCGGATCAAGCGGCAGATTGCTCTGGATAAGGAGCAGATGGGCCTGACCGATGACATGACGGCGGCGCAGAAGCTGCAGGTTGTCATTACGAACGAGATGGCTTCGGCCAAGAGCAAGCTGAGCGCGGAGGAGCAGAAGCGCGTCAAGGCGTTGCTCGAGGAGGCGGTGGCCCAGGGTAAGGCGCTCGCGGCGCAGGAGTCTGCGAAGAAGGCCGCACAGGACATGTTGCGGCTCCAGAAGGAGCTGAACGAAGCGGCCGTCACTCAGCAGCAGGCCAATGCGATCGACCTGGCCGGCATAGGCACGGGCAGCGAGCAGATGGAGCGCATGCGTCGCCAGCTGCAGCTCAAGGAAGAGTACGACCGCAGGCTGTCCGCGCTGAATGACCGCAATGCCAGCGCCAACAACGGCAACGGGTACACCAAGGAGCAGTACGCACAGCAGCTGGACGAGCTGGACAAGTACCACAAGGAGGCATTGCAGCGGGAGGCGCAGTACCAGGCGGATCGTCAGAGTTCGATCACCACTTGGTCGCTAGGCGCCTACCGTGCCTTCGAGGACTATCGTTCCCAAGCGGCCAATGCCGCCGAGCTAAGCAATCAGGCCTTTACCAGTGCATTCCAGGGAATGGAGGACGCGCTGGTGAACTTCGCGATGACCGGCAAGCTGAGTTTCAGCCAGCTGGCCAACTCGATCATTGCGGACTTGGCTCGTATTGCGGCCAAGCAGGCCATGTCAGCGCTGTTCAGCGCCGGATTCAATGCCTTTGCCGGGCCGGTGGGTGCTGTGCAGCGGGAACGGATCCAGATCCCCGGCTTCGACGGTGGCGGCTTCACCGGCTACGGCGGTCGGCTGGAACCGGCCGGCCTCGTCCACAAAGGCGAGGGCGTGCTTAACCAGGACGATATGCGGGCACTTGGCGGGCCTTCGGCCTTCCACGCTCTGCGTGCGTCGCTGCGGCGCGGCTACGACGCAGGTGGCATCGGTGGGCAGGTTCCCACCCGCGTCGGGCTGAGCGGGCGCTCCGGTGGCCAGGGCGGTCCGTTCGTTGAGATCCACAACTACAGCGGCAGCAAGGTCCAACAGCGCGAGGAATCGCAAACGCTGCCGGATGGATCGGAGATCCGGAAGCTGATAGTCCAGATTGGCAACGAGGAGCTTGATGGTGGCTCGTGGGGCAGGGTTGGCCAAGCCCGCTACGGGTGGCAGGACGCGATGGGTTGAGTGGGTCGGCGCGGGGCTCCCGCGCCGGCCTCTATGAGATTGATAGTTCGAAGCGAGGAGCACATGGAGACCTTCCCAAGCTATGCCGAGATCCGATTTGCGGACTACGGCGAAGAGTTCGACCCGGCGGTTGAGCGCACCGAAATGGAGCGGGGTGTTCCGCGGCAGCGGCTGCTGAACACCCATGTCCTGCAGACCATCGAGGCATCAGTGCAGTTCCGGTCGGCGCAGGCGGTGGCTGACTTCGAGGCATGGTACTTCGACAGTCTCAAGCGAATCGGCTGGTTCAACATCGATCACCCCCGGACCGGACAGATCATTCGCGCCCGCTTCCAGGGCGGGAAAATCGGCAAGCTGCAGCCGCTCAACACGTTGTTTCGATTCGCCAAGCGCGACCTGGTGCTGGAGTACATGCGATGAGCACATTCACAGAGCGTCGGCAGCGCACCGATGACACCGCCGGCATCCTGTTGCTGCTGGAGCTGAGTGCCCCATCGTTCGTGGAGGTGCTGCGCATCGTCAACGACACGACCGATTGGGTGAGTCAGGGCAAGATCTACACGGGCTTTCCATTCGGCTTCAAGCTGCCCGATGACGTTGGTGGGCAAGCGCCGCGCGCCCAGCTGGTGCTGGACAACGTCGGCCGCTCGATCACCGAGGATCTGGAGCGGCTGCAGCCCGGCGAGCTGGTTACCGCGCGCCTGATGATCACCGATCGGGTTGAACCGAACGTGATCGAGGCCAGCTACGACCTGCCAATGACGCAGGTGGTTGTGAACACCCGCACGGCCTCGGCTCAGCTGGGTGTGGACTTCCTGATGCGCCAGCAGGCGGTCACGCTGCGTGCCAACCCCTTCACGCTGCCGGGGATCTTCTGATGCGTCTGGCCGATGTGGAGAAGTTCACGGCCATCCCGTACGACGAGGACGGCTTTGACTGTGCCGACCTGGTGGTGCTGGTGCAGCTGCAGCTGTTCGGGCGGGCAATCACGCTTCCGGGGCGCCGCCCTCGCGGGCTACAGGGCGCTGCCGAGCTGGGAGCGCTATCGCGGCCCTATGCACACCGCCGAGACGGGCCACCCGAAGATGGCGACCTCGTCCTGATGATCGATCAGGGACACCGAAACCCCGGCCATGCCGGGGTTTTCTTTTTCCTGGCCCATGAGGGCTGGGTACTTCACAGCAACGAGCGAAACGGCTGCAGCGTGCTGCACCGCGTCCGCGATCTGCCCGACTTCGGGCTGCGAATTGAGGGTTACTACGCATGGGCCTGATGCTTCCGTCCACCGATCCCGGCCGTCTGATCATCACCCCGCACCCGGTGATGCTCGATGGCCAGCAGAACCTGGAAGCAGACCTGCGCCCAGGTGAGACCTTGTATGGCTTCCTTGCGCGTCACGTGCATGGGCTGGACGGGCAGGCGTGGCTGGTCACCATCGGCGGCCGGGCCGTGGAGCGGCACCTGTGGTGCCACGTCTATCCGAAGCACGGCCAGGTGATCGAGATCCGGGGTGTGGTCGGCAGGAGTGCGATCCGCCTTGTGGCCATGATCGCGCTGACCTACTTCACGCTGGGCGGTGCGGCCATCGCTGGTTTCAGCATCGGCACGTCCACCGTGCTCGGCACGGCCATCGCGCGCGTGGCGGTCTACGTGGCCGGCAGCATCCTGATCAACAAGGTGCTCGGGCCGAAGCTGCCCAAGGCTGCAGAGATCACGCCTGCTGACACCGTCTTCTCCCTGTCGGCCCCGCGCAACCGGTCGCGCGCCTACGAGCCCCTACCGCTGCTTTTCGGCAGCGTTCGTATTGCGCCTGACGTGGCCAGCAAGCCCTACATGAACTATGAGGGCGATGAGCAGTACCTGTCGCTGCTGCTGACGCCTGGGCTCAATGTTGGTCGCGTCGAAGCGATTTACAACGGTGATGCGCTGCTGAGCAGCTACGAGGGCGTGCAGGTCTGGCACAACGGCTTCCCGGGCATGCCCAACCAGGCCATCCCGCTCTACAGCAACGCAGGCAGTGTCGACGGCGGCGTGATCTATGACACCAGCAGCGACCCGAAGCACACCCCCAGCAAGTGGGTGCAGCGCACCAGCTCGCCGGGCGCCATCCGGCTGCAGGTGAACATCGATTTCCGGATCTTCGACGCCGACTCGAAGGGCCGCGAGTACGAAAACCGCGAGCAGATCCAGATCCAGTACCGTGCCGTGGGCCAGAGCGCCTGGCGCCCGTTTGGCACCTACGCCGTCTCCGGCCGGACGCAGAAGTCGCGTCGGGCCACCTACGGGCTGGACGTGGCTCCGGGCCAGTACGAAGTGCAGGTGCGCACCACCGGCCAGAACACCGACGGCAACAATGCGCAGGCCAGCTTCACCTGGACCAACCTGGTCAGCGTGCTGCCGGATACCGCCAGTTACGACGGCATCCCGCGCATCGGCATCCGCATGAAGGCATCCGGGCAGCTCAACGGCAGCCCGGACGAGGTGCGCACCGTAGCCCATGCGCAGCCGATCCCGGTGTGGAAGGGCGATGCCATCGGCTGGGTCACCGAGGAGAGCAGCAACCCCGGTGCGCAGATCCTGGCCTACGCCCGCGGCATCAAGTCGCCGGCGGGCGTCCGCATCGCCGGCATGGGCCTGCCCGACAGCCAGATCGACGTGGAGGCGCTGAAGGCCTTCACGCTGCACTGTGCGGCCAACGGCTTCACCTACGACTACCTGGTTACCGACAAGCGCAATCACCAGGCGGTGATGGATGCGATCGCGCTGGCCGGGTTCGGCCAGATCGCTTGGCCGAAGGGCCGGCTGGCCGTGACCTGGGCTGCCGATGAGCAGCCGCTGTCGGGTGTGGTCAACATGGCCACCATCAAGAAGGGGCAGTTCCAGGTCGAATACACGCTGGCCAACGGTGCCGACGGCATCGAATACAGCTACCTGGACCGCGCCACGTGGGAGGCCAGGACCCTGCGCGTTCCGGCGCCGGGCGTGACCACTATGCTCAACCCGGCGCAGGTGACCGGCGAGGGGGTCACCAGCGAGGCGCATGCGGCCACGCTTGCGCGCTGGCACTTGGCGCAGAGCCTGTACCAGTACAAGTCGATCAGCTACAGCACCGATATCGAGCACCTGGCCTATGGGCGCATGTCGGTGCTGGCGCTGCAGCACGATCTGACGCAGTGGGGCTTTGGCGGCCAGGTGCTGTCCGCGACCATGGGCCCCGGTCGCGCCGTGACGTTGCAGCTCGACGTGCCGGTGCCAGGCCGTGCGCAGGCCAGTGCCTTCATCGGCCTGCGCATCCCGGGTGAACGGGTGTACCGTGTGCTGAAGGTGGTGCCGTTCACCGGTGAAAGCGATCAGCTGCAGCTGGCCGATCCGTGGCCGGCCGACGCCGCGCTGCCGGGGGAGAGCGACGGCAATCCCGCGTGGGACACCATCTGGATCTATGACTTCAAGCAGACGCCGGGCTACCGCGTCCGCGTGGTGTCCGTTCAGCCGGAGAACGATCTCAAGGGCGCCGCGGTCGACGTGGTAGCCGAGGGGCCGGAGTTCTGGCACTACGTTAAAACCGGCATCTATTTCCCGCCGGAGAACGGCTCGCAGCTGGCCACCCGCCCCATCGCCAGCAATCTGCGCATCAACGAGCGCCAAGTGGTGCAGGGCGATACGGTGTTCACCGAGCTGCAGGCGACGTTCGATATCACCGGTCCGGTGGGCGAGATCCGCGTGCTGTCGGACGTTGATCGGAACGGGGAATTGGAGCAGGTTGCGTCCACGAGCACGCGCACGGCGAGCTGGCGCATTCCCGGCGCGGGTGTCTACCCGATCACGGTCCGGCCCTACAACCCGGATGGGTTGGCCGGGGTAGCCGTCACCGGCACCTACACCACGCGTAGTGCCGGTGCGCCGCCGGTGCTGGTGGACCTGTTCGACGTTGAGGAACGCACCGGTGGTGTTCGCCTGTACACCTGGGGGTGGCTGGACGGCACCGCGCAGTCGCCGGACTTCGCCGGCGTGGAGATTCGCTACACAGAAGGCAGCGTTCTGGCTCCGGAGTGGGAAGCCATGACCCCTGTTGGGCAGGCCGGCTTCCACACGGCACCATTTGAGGCGGTGGTGCCTGCCGGTGGCAAGTGGACGTTTGCGTGCCGTTCTCGCAACACCAGCGGTGACCTGTCGGTGGCCATGCACGTCATTCGCAAGGAGCTGCAGGCCAACCTTGGGGAGGTGATCGGCGGAATTGAAGGGGGGCTGGGCGAGCAGGGCAGGAACTTGGCCAAGGAAATCAGCGATCGCATGGACGCTGTCCTTGCCGAGGCCGCTGCACGTGCTGAGGGGCTGTCGAAAGCTGCTCAGGATCTCGCGGCGGAGGCCAGCGCAAGAGCGCAGGCGGTTGAAGAGGCGATGGATGCCGTCAGCGCAGAAGCACGTGCACGCGTTGATGCGATCCTGAATGAGAAGCTGGCGCGGGAAGCGGATATCAGCCGGGAGCAGCAGATTCGGCAGAGCGCCGACGAGTCCCTGGCCCGCGCGGTTTCCGAAGTCGCCGCCGGCAGCGGGACGCAGTTCGACAGCATCAAGCTGTGGCCGTTCAATCAGACCATTGAAGGGTGGACGGGCAACGGCGCGCCGACGCTCGTGGACGGCTGGCTGCGGCCCGCCAACCATGCCACCGCACCGTGGGTGCAGTCTCCGGTGGCACTGGCTGTGGATGGCAGCGCTTACCGCTTCGTTAAGCTGCGCGTGAAGCGCGTTGGCTCGCCGACGTGGAACGGATTGCTCCAGTGGATCACCGCCACGGACCCGGCATGGAACACGCAGAAGCGTGTGGCCATCCCGGAACCGGCGTGGGACGTGAATGGCGTGGCCACCGTCGACGTGCAGGACATTGCCTGGTGGCCGGCCACCGTTGATGCGATTCGACTGCAGCTGGGCACCGCGCAGGCGGTCGCCAACTACTTCCTGATCGACTACGTCGCCGTGGGGCGTCCGCAGCCTGGTGCGTCGGTGGCCGTGGTTCAGGCCGAGACCGAGGCCCGGATCACGGCCGACGCTGCAGAGGCCGCCCAGCGCAACACGCTGGCGGTGCAGATGCGCGGCAACTACACCGGCTCCGACCCGATGCAGTTGACCTCGGGGCTGGCCTACGAGGAGTTGAAAGCCCGTGTGGCTGCGGACTCGGCGCAGGTGCAGCGCATCAGCATGATGGAAGCCCGCATGCCGGCCGGTGCCGGTTCGCTGGCAACCGCGGCATCGGTGACGGCGCTGCAGGAGGCTACCGCCACCACCACCAGCGCGCTGGCGCAGTCGATCACGACGATCAACGCCACGTTGCCGGCAATGATCTCGCAGGGCAGCAGCATGGTCCTGAACGGCTCATGGCAGGCAGGCAAGGACGTGGGCTGGATCTACGACCCGGGTGCTACCGGCACCAGCTGGCCGGCGACTGAGGGGCGTGCCGGTGGAATGTGTGTGCGCTTCGACCCGGGAACCATCCGGCAGAAGGCTGCGTATGCCAATGGCCGCACCGCGATGCCGACGAGCCCTGGCAAGAAGTACCGCTACAGCTGCTGGTATCGCAGCAGCCCAGACTTCAATGGCACTCCTGGTAACAGCAAGTTGCGACTGGCGAACCAGAGCGGGGAGCTGATCAGCGGAGCAACATTCTTTGTAGCAGACCAGGCTGCTTGGACCTACCTCAGTGCCGTGTACGCGATACCAGAGAACACGTCGATCACCGGACTGCAGCTGGGCATCTATGCCGATAACACCGCAGGCACGTTGTGGGTTGACGATGTTGTGCTGGAGGAAGTGACCGAACTGCTGGCCAATGCTCAGGCGATTTCGGACCTCAGCACGAAGGTGACCCAGCAGGGCGAGACGATCACGTCCCAGGCCGGGCAGCTGACTTCGCTTCGCAGCGACCTGACCAACGTCTCTGGCAAGACCGATGCCAATACCGTAGCGCTGACCCAACTGACCACGCGCACCACTACGGTGGAGGGAAAGGTAGAAACGATTGGCACCAGCGTCACGAAGCTGGAAGGCCAGATCCAATCCGTCGGCGGCGACAACCTGCTGTGGAACAGCAGTATGGAGGACGGCACCCCCTCGGGGATCAACCCACCTATCGGCTGGAATCTGGAACGCATCCGTAGCGACGTGGGTGGTTCCTTCTCACATGTGGATTCCCCTCTCACTGGAGGTGGCAAGGCGGTGCGTCTTGAATGGACGGCTCTGGGCAACAACGACTGGTGCGGCCTGAATCGTGCCGGCCCTGGCGCGGGATATACGAAGGTCGAGAAGTTGACCGACTATGTTCTTTCGAGCTGGGTTCGGGCAACGGCGGGGTCGCGACTGCAGCTCTTCGTTGTGTGGTTCAACGAGGCCGGCACGACTGGTCTCGGTACGATCACCCTGCCTTACGTCACCGCCACGGGTCAGTGGCAGCGTCTGAGTCTTCCGGCCCGCTCCAGCGACGTCGCTGAGCGTGCCCGTGTGTATGTGGGACGCCAGACTGCCAATGGTGCGGGGCCGCTGTGGATCGAAATCGATAACGTTCAATTCCAACGTGGGTTGGTGGCCACGGAGTATCGCCCGAGCGGTCAGGAGGCGATCAACATCACGACGCAGAACGTGTCCGCTGTTTCCGTCCTGACGACCCGCATGACCAACGCCGAGAACAAGGCGACGGCTCAGGCGGATCAGATCACCAACCTGGGCGTCTCGATCAACGCGTGGTCCAACCGTGGAGAGAACATCAACACGAACGCCACGTTTGACAGTGGCATGGCCCCGTTTATCAAGAACGGCACAAGTGCAGAAAACGGTGACGTGACCTGGTTGAGCGGAGGCGGTCAGAAGGGATCTGCAATTCAGGTGATCAGCAAGGCCGGCGGCACGTCTTCGCCGGGCGTGTACGCCAACAACAACCGCTGGACCACCATTGCCAAGGGGGTCAATCGCAAGTTCCGCTCGGTGCTCGTGGCGCGCGCTACTGCCGGAACCGCGACCATCACAGCCCGCCTTCGGATGCGTGACGGCGCAACGGCAGGCGAGGGTGGCAGCGACCAAACGACGGCGACCCTAACCGACGTATGGACGCGCTATGAGATGGAACATAGCGTCGGCAACGAGCGGACGGATGTGCTGCACCACATATGGGTGACGAACCGGGGCGCGGCTGGCAGTGAGGCCACGGTGCTGATCGACCGGATCGAGCTTTACGACATAACCCAGGAGGTGGCGATCAGCGCCAATGCGGCGGCAACGGCAGGACTGAGCACGACGGTGACCCAGCAGGGCACCAAGCTGGATGCAACCGCGCAGGACCTGGTGAGCCTGAAAACGCAGGTGGGAGATGTATCGGCCACCGGCTTCAACCAGCTCAGTACCAAGGTGACGCAGCAGGGGCAGACCCAGACGGCGCAGGCGCAGCAGATCACGGGGATCCAAACAACGCTTGGCGGAAAGGCGGAGGCGTCCGTGGTGCAGACCATGGATGCCTACGTGAAGACCCTGGGCGAGTCCGGCAACCTGTTGGCGAACACCACGTTCCCCATGTGGCAGCGTACTGGCTGGGGCTGGTGGAGCAACGCAAACGCGTGGTTCTCGGAGCTTGGCAACCCCACGGGCGGCTGGGCCGATTGGGCACCCCCAGGCGTTACGGGCATCGGATCTAAGGCGGCAGGAAACACTGCCTTGGGCGAGGTGCGTACCTTCGGGTCTGAGATATTCTCGCCCGTCGAGGCGGGGAAGACTTACTGCTTCTCCGCGTGGATGCAGACGCACCGCGTAGACTCCCGGCTTACCATCGCTTGGTACAACGCCGCAGGGCAGCACATGTCCTCGGCTTACGCCAACTACCAGCCGGAGAACGGCGGTAATGCGTCCACGGGTGGCCTGTCGTCTCTCCCGCGTTCCTTCGCAATCGGCAAGGCACCCGTGGGTGCTGTGTCGGCGCGGGTGGCGATCGACGTTCGATCGTCGGGTAACGCAGCAGCCAACCCACCGTACTTCTGGATGTTCCGTCCCATGCTCAGTCAGGTGGCGGACGGCGCCACCCAACCGCCCGCGTGGACGGCGGGTGGTATGGAGTCGTCTGCGCAGTGGGGCGTCAACGTGCGCGCGGATGGGCGAATCGGCGGCATCCAGCTGGGTGTCACCGGGCAGCTGTCGGCCTTCGAAATTCTGGCAGATGTGTTGCGCGTGTCGTCGCCTTCGGGAGGTCAGCGCAGCGAGTACAGCGATGGCAACTGGCGTGCCTACGATCCACAGGGCCGCCTGAAGGCGCGTTGGGGTACTTGGCCGTAAACGATATGGGGCAGCCACGGGTGGCTGCCCCTCATCCTTTGTGTGAGGTGACTCGTGCCCACGGGCTTTCAAACGTTCAACGATGACGGAAGCATCGATATCGATATCACCACGCGACTTGCTGGGTTCGTCACGTCCATTGGAACGGACTCGAACCACGGCGGGTCGGTGGCGATTCCCTATGTCCCAACCGGAGACTTTTTCTACTGCATCGTGCCGCCTCCGGGTTGGGAGGGGCGGCAGCCGTCGCTGGTGTACCGGGATGGTCGCGTCTACTGGTATGCGGATGTGACGGGCGGCGGTGCGCCGGCTTACCAGCTGGTGCCGTGCACTGCATTCATAGGATGGAGCTGATATGCCAGCAGGAATGGAGGCGTGGACCGACGACGGTGCCCACGTGCAGATTTCGCCGGACTACCCAAATTTCCACCTTCGGCACAGGATCGACTTTGCCGAGCCGGGCGTGGTGGTCTACGAGATTGCGGGGCAACCTGCGTTCACGCGGATGATCGAGCGGAGGTTCCAGGCAAGCACCCCAATCGTCGCCGCGATCGCAGGAGACGCGGACAAGCCGATCGTGCCTGTGCTCGTGAATGAAGGTGGCGGCAACTGGCTGGTGCGCATCTACGCCGGGTCGCAGCCGACCAGGGTGGCCGGAACGCTCTGGATCTATGACTTGGGTGTCTATCAGCGGGCCAACTACGGATTCGAACTGTTCCGCGACGACGGCAGCTTGTCGTTCTCCACGGCGGGCAAGCCGCTCAAGATCATTCGGGTTTTCCCGATCGTGAACGGATCATCGGCCGGATCTCAGATGGTGGACGTTCCGGCAGGGAGGCGCTATGCGGCGATCACCTGCCGGGCTTGGGTGCAGACTCAGGTTCCCGTCGGGTATCGCATCAGCGGCCCGAACCGCAACGGGATCGGCCCACAGCAGTTCTACGCGGCCGGCAGTACCGCCCTCATTCCGTCGAGCGACAACGCCACCGTCTTCAACCAGCTCGGCATGACGGCGGTAGCGGACGTGACGGGGCACTAGCCGGGGCCGTTACGTCGGCCTGTCGGGCGCCACAAATCCGTTCCGCAAAATTGCCACGCCCTTTGTGGCTCAAGGCTTTCAAGCTCCCTTCGTGAACTTGGATGCGGAATGGATATCTGCGTAAGATATTGAAAAGTAGTGGGTTGCCCAGTGACTTTTAATCTTTTGGTCGAAGGTTCGAATCCTTCACGGCCCACCATTGCACCAAGGGTTTCAGCTCTTCCCCCTCGCTCCGCAAAAGATCGGCCGCTCCGCAATCCGGTCGGGCTGATCAACGCACTGCGGCGCTTTCGCGCATGGATCTCTGTCGTGGTTGGTGACTTGTCGCCCAGCGGCTGCTGTGCCCTGCGAATGTCGCTTGACGGATAGGTCTTGTACCTGTCTGCCTTCACCTCGCTGATCGGTCATGAGGCCTCCACGGGCTTCCAAGCGTTTGTCCCCAGCGCGCTCCAGTCTCCAGTCGGCGACTTTGCCATCTCTTTGAGCCCCGCCCACACGCACTCCTGCCAGGATCCGCTATGTGCTGAGAGGCGGCTGGGGGTGTTTGCCTCCCGGGTTCGTTAGCTGTGGTCTATTGCGCAGAACGCATGAGGCGGAGTTGCCCAGACTCCGAGGTTTCTGCTCAGGTTTTTCTGCTTGCTTCGATCACGACGGATCCAGAGGGGCAGGCTCCTCAAGCCGGAACCGTCTGCGCGACGTTGCTTTTCAGAAACCGAGCGGTGTTGCGAGGTGATCATTTCGCAGTGCCGATCTGGTGCAGGGATCTGTCAAATGCGTCTGATATGAAACAACCTGGAGATTGACGGTTCCCGGCTCGCCGTGGAAGAGTCTCACATAACAATTAGGGGGCAGGGATGCGGAACGATATGAAGGTAGTTGCGATCAGATTATGCTGGCGCGCAGCTGCAACGATTGCGCTCACGGCAGGGGTTATCTCCGCCGCGCAGGCGCAGCAGGCTGTCCAGCAGCCCTATCAGGAGTATGACAAGAAGCTCCGTTCGGCAGAGCAGGTTGGTGCACTGACATCAGAGCTCTTCGGTGACTCGGTCAATGTATATGACCAGAGCGGATACTTCAGGCAGACCGATATCGACTTGGCAGGTAACAATTCGCTACCGGTTCGGCTAGAGCGCCGATTGAATGTGAGGCCCACTCCCGAGGTCGGTTTGCCGCCATTGATCTATGGTGGTGCCGGTGACTGGAATATCGATGTGCCTTTCATCTCTGGCGTATTCGATTCCCAGTATGGATGGACATATCGGGGTTCGCGGAAGGTTCCGCGCTGCAGCGCCAACTTCCTGCCCTACACGCCGCCGCCGTTCCGGATTGAAGACATCTGGTCTGGTTACACAGTCAATCTCCCCGGGGAGGGTGCCCGGTCGCTGATGGGTGATCCACCTGCCAGCCTGAAGCCAGCCAGTCGTCAGAGCGAGAACTGGAGCTGGACGACCAGTGCAATGGATACCGTCAGCTGTACATCGATGATCGCCGGGCTGGAAGGAGAAGGCTTCATCCTGCAGACCACGTCGGGCATCAAGTACACCTTTAATGTTGGCACCGAGCGCGTAATGTTGGCACCGAGCGCGTTGTGGGTCTGATGGGGTCTATCGGCGGCGATGCTGCCCAGGCGCGCCTCGAGATCTACCTGTTGGCCAGTCGAATCGAGGATCGTTTCGGCAACAGTGTCAGCATCAGTTACAACGGGAACGGTCACCCGACCAGCATCACATCCAGCGATGGGCGTTCGATCACGTTGAACTATGCAGGAAATCGCCTGCAGAGCGCGTCGGCAAATGGGCGCATCTGGACTTACGGCTATGCAGGAAACTCGCTACAGCGGGTTTCGCAGCCGGACGGTGCCTGGTGGGAGATCAACCAGCTCTCCGACATGCGTATCGCCTATGAGAACTGGCCGGAGGACCCTTCCCAGGGATGCGGTAGTCCGCCTCTTCGCAACAAGACCTACACACTTCAGATGAAGCATCCATCTGGAGCAGTAGGCACCTTCGCGTTCCAGCACGGGCGGAACTACCGCGCTGGCGTTCCAGCGAGCTACTGCATCACCGAGGCTCGGGACGGACAGATGTCCCAGTATCTTGCGCTTGCAAATCACTTTGATGGCTTTGGGCTGGTGCAGAAGACCATTGAAGGCCCGGGCATTGCGCCCATGCGCTGGACATATGTCGACAAGGGGGACTATCAGGACTATTGGACGGGCAGCGACCGCTACTGCACCACTTGCACCCAGTCCAAAGCGGTGAGAATCAACCAGCCTGACGGGAGCTGGATCGAAGAGATCTACGGAATTGTCTATCAGTTCAATGAGGGGAAACTCCTGGGCCGACGGACCGGAGCAGCATCGGGAGTGGTGCTTGAATCTGAGGACCTGACGTATGTTTCGGATGCGCAGATGCCGTCGATGCCTTTTCCTGATCGCTATGGTTGGGCGTTTGGAGGCAATGATGGAAGTTCAGCGCTGCTCAGACCGCTGCAACGCCGTCAGGTCACGCGTGACGGCGTGACGATGACTTGGCAGGCCAACTCCTTTGATAGATATGGCCGACCTGCGAGTGTGACCCGCAGCAGCTCGCAAGGTGCCAGTCGTACCGATACCAGCGATTACTATAACGATACCAATGCGTGGCTCCTCGGCCAGGTTTCCAGTCAGACCAACAACAACACTGGTCTGATCGAACTGCAGACCACCTACAACGCCAAGGCGATGCCCACCGAGCAGCGGCGCTTCGGCAAGCTTCTGCAAACCTTGAATTACCATGCAGACGGCAATGTCGCGAGCTTTGCCGATGGTCGCGGCAACAGTACGACGCTCAACAGCTGGAAGCGAGGTATTCCGCAGTCGATTGGCTTTGCGGATGGTTCGTCGATGTCGGCCAGCGTGGACGACAATGGCTGGATTCGATCGGTGACCAATGAGCTGGGTTACCAGACAAGCTTTGACTATGACGCGATGGGCCGGCAGACCCGCAAGGCATTCGCTCAAGGCGACACGGTGGCTTGGAACCCGACGACGCAGATTTTCGAACGTGTGGATGCCGTGGAGCATGGGTTGGGCGCAGGCCATTGGCGTCTGACGACCAATACCGGCAATCGGAACAAAGTGACCTGGTTCGACGCGATGTGGCGACCGGCATTGACCCGTGAGCAGGATGCGAGCAACCAGGCCGTAACTCAGCGCTACCAGCGATTTACTTACGATCATGCCGGCCGTACGACATTCCGGTCGTACCCGGATTCGGCCAGCAACCCGAGCGCGGGACAGTGGTCAGAGTTTGACGCTCTGGGCCGTATCGCTTCCAGTTCCTCCGACAGCGAGTTGGGCCTGCTGACGACAGTCACCGCCTATCTTCCCGGCATGCGCGTAAGGACAACTGACGCCCGTGGACAATCGAGCACGACCCTGCACCGGGTGTATGACACGCCCGGTTACGATATACCGGTTGCCATCGAACATCCAGGCGGCGTGTTTACGGACATTGGCCGTGATGTGTTCGGCAAGATCACCTCAATCAAGCGGCGCGACGCCAGTGGCGGTATCGCCCTCACGCGATCCTATGTGTACAACCCGCAGCAGGAGCTGTGCAAAAGCATCGAGCCGGAAACTGGAGCCATGGCCATGGGCTACGATGCTGCCGGCAATCTTGCCTGGTCGGCGGCGGGGCTTTCGCAGGGAGCGGTCGACAACTGCGACGCTCCCGCGGCACAGGCATCAGGGCGCCGGGTGGATCGGACGTACGATGCCAGGAACCGCTTGAAGCAATTGGTTTTTGCTGATGCCAGTGGCGATCAGGCGTGGCAGTACAACGGCTCGGGGCTGCCAACCCAGGTGACCACCAGCAATCCGTCTGGCAAAGCGGTCACCAACACCTATGCCTACAGCAAGCGTGGCCAGATCATCGGGGAGACTCTGCAGCAGCCGGGCGGCGTCAGCTGGTCCATGGGATACGGATACGACGCCAATGGAGCGCTCGCCAGTCTGCAGTATCCCAGTGGCTTGCAACTCGCGCTGGCCCCCAACGCATTGGGCCAGCCCACTCGCATCGGAACCTATGCCACGGGCATCGGCTACTACCCGAACGGTGCTCTGCGGGCATTCAATTACGGCAACGGTATTGCGCACAGCATGTCCCAGAATGGCCGGGGCCTACCGGCAAGGGCGCTAGATGCTGGCGTCCTCGATAACAGCATTGTCTACGACAGGAACGGCAACGTAGCCAGCATTACTGATGCGATTGCTCCCACCAAGTCAAAGCGGATGCAGTATGACGCGCTGGATCGCCTGACACAGGCAACGTCGGCATCCTTTGGCGGCGACACGATCTACCGCTATACCTACGACGTGCTGGACAACCTGCGCAGTGCCAAGCTGGGCGGTGTTAAGCAGCATAACTACTGGTATGACGCCCGTAATCGGATGACCAACGTAAACCGCGATGATGGCAGTGCGATCGTTGGTCTGGACTACGACGTTCAGGGAAATCTGGCCAAGAAGAATGGTGAGGCATTCCGGTTTGATCTGGGCAATCGTCTGCGCGATGTGGCCGGGCGGGAGACCTACGCCTATGACGCGCACGGTCGTCGTGTGGGCAGCTACAGCAGCCAGGGGGGCGACATTCTGTCGTTCTACGGCAATGACGGAGTGCTGCGTAGGCAGGACAACAAGCGCACGATGAAGGAGATCGAGTACATCAGCTTGGGGGCCCACTTGATTGCGCAGGTTGAGAAGAACACCGGTCTGGCGGTGCCACGCCTCTCAGGACCGGCGACCGTGGAAAGTGGCAGTTACACCCTTTCATGGGGCGCTGTTGCGCAGGCCTCACGCTATGAGCTTCGCATGACGGCCAATGGCGGGCTGAGTTGGAGCACCTTGTACACGGGGGATGCGCTGTCCTATGCGCTCTCCGGTGTCCCCAAGGGCGTAAGGCAGCATCAGGTTCGTGCCTGTGATGCGAAGGGATGCGGTGCTTGGAGCGCCTCCACATTCGTGCGGCATCTCCCTATTCCTGTTCCAAGTGTTGCTCCAACGCTATCGGGGCCTGCAGTATCGACCGGGAGCTACCTTTTGAGCTGGAATGAGGTGCCGAATGCGACGTTCTATCGTCTGCAAGAGCAGGCTCAAGGTGGCGCCTGGTCGCTGATCAGCGACGACGCAGCGGCCTCCCATTCGTTTGCCAGACGTTTACCCAATCGTTATCAGTACCGTGTCGCAGGTTGCAGCGAAGGTGGATGCGGGCCGTGGAGCGAAACAATTGCCCATGATGTGCGGCTGCCCCCGCCCCCTGTTCCGACTGAGGTAAGAATACGTACAATAAATTTGGACTGGAACTCAGGATCTGAGGCTTCTTGGCTTCCGTCGGTTGGCGCGAAGTATTATGAGATAAGAGAATACGAGCCTGCTTGGGAGAATATCCCGGAATGGAACAATATCTACAGTGTTGGGCTGGCACTGAAGAAAGTATGGGATGGATTCTTCCTGGGAGATATTTATGTCAGAGCTTGCAACGAATCCACCTGTTCGGAATGGGCGATTGCAGTCTGGGAGAAGCGCTAG